TCCATACTTCCAATCAATCCGTAGCATTTGGATCTACTACATATACTGCAAGACAAGATTGGTTCTCACAACAAACAGTTGCAATTTCTACTGCAACAGTTGGTGGATCAACCGTTACCACAACTCAATCTTGGAATACTATTGCAGATAAACCAGGAACTTCAGAATATGCTGATAGTAGAGGAGCAAGATTTGATGAAGTTCATGTAGTGATTATTGACGGTAAAGGTGATGTTACTGGAAATGCTGGAACAATTCTTGAAAAGCATCTCAGTCTTTCCAAAGCAACTGATGCAGAATATTCTGTCGGATCACCCTCTTATTGGAGAACTTATCTAAAGACTAATTCAGCATTTATCTTTGGTGGAGATGAACCATCTGGAGTTACTATAACCGGATATTCTTCTGGTGGATTTAGTTATGCAACTGGAGGAGATTGGGATAAATTGGCAGAAGGAACCATCTTTAACACTATTGGTGAATTCAATGGAGTTTTGGAAGGTGGTAAAAATTATGATGGAGGAAGTGATATCTCATCTACAGGAGCACTTTATGCAGATCTCAATAAATTAGTTACTGGATATGGTTTATTTGAAAATTCTGAAAATTATAAAGTAGATTTCCTTATGATGGGTTCTGCAAATTATGACAAAGAATCAGCACAGGCACTTGCAAACAAATTAATTGCAGTTGCTGATATCAGAAAAGATGCACTCGCATTTATTTCACCATATAGAAAAGCATTCATCACGGATACTTCTGTTGGAACTGTAACAGTTAACAATGATGAAACTATTACTGAGAATGTATTAGATTATTATTCGCCAATCACCTCATCCACTTACGCAGTGTTTGATAGTGGTTATAAGTACATGTATGATAGATTTTCAAATTCCTTCAGATATGTTCCACTAAATGGTGATATTGCAGGAATTTGTGCTCGTAATGATATTGATAATTTCCCCTGGTTCTCACCAGCAGGAACATCAAGAGGTGCGATCTTAAATGCAGTCAAACTAACATATAATCCATCTCAAGCACAGAGAGATAGATTATATTCTGCAAGAATTAATCCAGTCATCGTTTCTCCTGGTGGTGGAGTTACACTCTTTGGTGATAAAACCGGATTTGCAAAATCATCTGCATTTGACCGTATCAACGTTCGTCGATTGTTTATCTATCTTGAGGATTCAATTTCTGCGGCCGCAAGAGATCAACTTTTTGAGTTTAACGATGAAATCACAAGAACTAATTTTGTAAATATTGTGGAACCTTTCCTCCGTGATGTTCAGGCAAAACGAGGTATTCAAGATTATGTTGTGATTTGTGATGAAACAAATAACACTGCTGCTATTATAGATAATAATGAGTTTGTAGCAGATATTTTCATCAAACCTGCAAGATCAATTAACTTCATTGGTCTTACATTTGTTGCCACCAGAACTGGTGTTTCATTTAATGAAGTAATCGGTAACGTTTAATTTAGAGGTTAAAAGAAAAAAATGCCTAGTCGCCAACAACGAAATACCTCACCACTAAGAACGATCAGTGATTTTAAAAGTAAACTGACCGGTGGTGGAGCAAGACCAAATTTATTTGAAGTTGAATTAGCATTTCCAAATGCTGCTAAACCAGATAATGAAAATGAAGTTTTAGAAAAAGCAAGATTTCTTGTAAAGGCAGCTGCATTGCCTGCCTCTACAATTGCACAGATCGATGTTCCCTTTAGAGGTCGTATCCTTAAAATTGCTGGAGATAGAACATTCGAAACCTGGACAATCACGGTTATAAATGATATTGACTTTTCTATTCGTTCTGCTTTTGAAAAATGGATGAATGCCATTAATAAAATGAATGATGCAACTGGAATTATAAATCCAGTCGATTATCAGAAAGATGCTACTGTTCATCAGTTGAATCGTGATGGTGATATTCTCAGATCTTACAAGTTCTGGGACGTTTTCCCAACTAATATTTCTACTATTGATCTAAACTATGAGACAACTGATACCGTTCAGGAGTTTACTGTAGAAATGCAAGTTCATTATTGGGAAGCATATAGAGGAGCATCTTCTCAGGCAGGTGGTGAAGACATCACCTAAATAATAAAATAGTAGTCTAAATTAGTTTATAATATGGCAAAACTTTTTGGTTTTTCTATTGACGATACAGAAAAGAAATCCAAATCTGTAGTTTCCCCTGTCCCCGTGAATAACGAGGATGGGGTTGATAACTATATTGCAAGTGGATTTTATGGTTCATATGTAGATATTGAAGGTCAATATAGAACAGAATTTGATTTAATCAAAAGATACCGAGAGATGGCACTACATCCAGAAGCGGATGGTGCTATCGAAGATGTTGTAAATGAAGCAATTGTGAGTGATCTTTATGATTCTCCAATTGAAATTGAATTATCCAATTTAAATGCTACAGATAATCTAAAGAAAGCAATCAGACAAGAATTTAAGTATATTAAAGAAATTTTAGATTTTGATAAGAAGTCGCACGAAATTTTTAGAAATTGGTATGTTGATGGAAGACTTTATTATCATAAGGTAATTGATCTTAAAAATCCTCAGGAAGGAATTAAAGAACTGAGGTATATTGATCCAATGAAGATGCGGTTTGTCCGCCAAGAAAAGAAACAAGATAAGAATGTTATCGGACCAAATATTCCTGGTCGTGACGAACAAAAAAATGGTATTGCTCCAGAGATCGAAGAGTATTTTGTTTATACTCCCAAACCAAACTATCCAACAGGAAACTTAACTGGTGGTGGTGGAAATAAAGGAACTAAAATTGCAAAAGATGCAATTACATATTGCACTTCAGGTCTTGTAGATAGAAATAAAGGTTTAGTTCTTTCATATCTCCATAAAGCAATCAAGGCTCTTAATCAACTGAGAATGATTGAGGATTCTTTGGTTATCTACAGATTATCAAGAGCACCAGAACGTCGTATTTTTTATATTGATGTTGGCAATCTTCCTAAAGTAAAGGCAGAACAATATCTTCGTGATGTTATGAATCGTTATCGTAACAAGCAAGTTTACGATGCGAACACTGGAGAAATCCGTGATGATCGTAAATTTATGAGTATGATGGAGGACTTCTGGCTTCCTAGAAGAGAGGGTGGTAGAGGAACTGAAATCACAACTCTTCCTGGTGGACAAAACTTAGGAGAACTTGCTGATATTGAGTATTTCCAAAAGAAACTTTATAGAGCACTTGGAGTTCCAGAATCAAGAATTGCTGCCGATGGTGGATTTAATCTTGGTCGTTCTTCCGAAATTTTAAGAGATGAACTTAAGTTTGCCAAGTTTGTTGGTCGTTTGAGAAAGAGATTTGCTCAAATGTTCAATGACATGTTGAAGACACAGTTAATCCTTAAGAACATTGTTTCCATAGAAGATTGGGATAGGATTAGTGATCATATTCAATATGATTTCTTGTATGATAATCAGTTTGCAGAACTCAAAGAAACAGAAATGTTGAATGAGAGACTTGGTGTTCTTGCAACTATTGAACCTTATATTGGTAAGTATTATTCAACTCATTGGGTTCGTAGCAAAGTTCTTCGTCAGACTGATGGAGAAATGATTGAGATGGATGATCAGATTGAACAGGAAATCAAAGATGGAATCATTCCTGATCCGAGTACTGTTGATCCTATAACTGGAGAACCATTGCCACAAGAAGGTGAACAAGGAATGATGGGTGATGTTCCATTGGAACCAGAAATTGATGGTGGGATTACTGATGTAGACGGCAAAGCTGCTGAGATATAAATAGAAAATATAGATATATTAAATTTTCATGGAAGAAATTGTAAATTTAATCGGTTCCGATTCATCGGCATCTGATATTAGTGACAGAATTAAAGATGTTTTGTATTCAAAATCAGCAGAACGTATTAATACTATTCGTCCAACAGTTGGCGCATCCATGTTTGATGACCAGCAAGATAATTCCGAAGGGGAAAAATAATGTGTAACAGAACTTTA